CCTCGTCGATGAAGCGGTTGAAGGCAAGGTCCCCGCGATCCGCCTCTACTTCGACGTATGGGAGAAGAACCACAGAACCGCAGGAGCGTCGACTCCGGCACTTCTCGCATCAGTGCCTTCCGATATAGAAGAGCTTCGCGAGGATATCTTCGGGGGTGACTTATGAGCGACTACGTTTTCGGAGAGAAGCACCGCGAGTATATGGCGAGAGCTTACCGTTCGGTGATCAGTGTGGCGGAGGGAGCGGTCAGAGCGGGCAAGACGGTTGACAACGTCTTCGTGTTCGCCTCGCTCCTTGAAAGATCACCCGATAAGCTCCACCTTGCGACCGGGTCGACGATCGGAAACGCAAAGCTCAACATCGGGGACTGTAACGGACTTGGGCTCGAGCACATCTTTGCGGGGAGGTGCAAGCCTACGAAATATCGTGGGAATGAGGCGCTCTCCGTTATGACCGAGGTAGGCGAGCGAATCATCATCTACGCAGGCGGCAAGAACGCGGACTCATACAAGAGGATCCGCGGCAACTCTTACGGGATGTGGATCGCGACCGAGATCAATCTCCACGCGGACGCTATGATCAAAGAGGCGTTCAACCGCCAGCTTGCCGCAGTTGACAGGCGTGTATTCTGGGACCTGAACCCCACCACACCGACCTCACCCATATACCGCGATTATCTTGACAAATTCGAGGAGTCGGCACGCTCGGGTGAGACTCGTGAGGATTACTACAACTACGCGCACTTCACGATATTCGATAATCCCGTTGTTTCTGAGGACAGACTCCGCGACATCATCGCGCAGTACGACAAGACATCCGTGTGGTATAGGCGCGATATCCTTGGTGAGCGATGCGCGGCAGAGGGGCTAATTTACCGTCGCTTCGCGGACTCTCCCGCGGACTTTGTGTGTGACTCGGTTGATGTGGCGAACGTGGACTTTGTCACTCTCGGAGTTGACTTTGGAGGGAACAGATCAAGGACTACGTTCGTTGCGACGGCGATCATGCGTGACGGCGGTATCGTGATACTCGACGAGCATGTGGTCTCGGGGAAAAAGGGCGAGATCGACTCAACAAAGGTTGAGCACGAGCTCTATGACTTCATACAGAACTTGCGTGCTCGTCACGACGGGGTCTACGTGAAGTACGTGTTCGCCGACAGCGAGGCGCAGTACCTCATAAACGGCATCAGGCGTTATCTCGCCTCCAGGGGTGAGCGCGCTGTCGTTATGGATTCGGCAAAGCGTCCGATCGCTGACAGGATAGCACTTGTGAACCGACTCATCGCAACGGGTAAATTCCGCGTGATGCGGCACTGCAAGGCTCTTGTGGCAGGGTTGTCGGAGGCGGTGTGGGACGAGCGCGCCGAGTGTGACCGTCGACTTGACAACTTCACGTCGGATATCGACATACTTGACGCAATGGAGTACTCCATTGAGCGTTACATGAAAAGACTGCGCTAATGCGCGGCAAAAAAATAACAAAGTGACGAGTGGGACTGATCGCTTATGATTAAAGTGAGCAAATGCTTCCACTCGTTAGGAAGGAAAACAATGATAGACGAAGAAATTTTATCGTGCCTCGGGGAATACTACCCGCTCTCAAAGACTGCGTACTACGCAAAGATCGCGGAGTGGGAGGCCTGGTGGAGAGGTCACGACCGATCGTTCCACGAGTACCTCGAGAATGCGGCGGGCGGCGGCATGAAGAGGCGCGAGCTCTATCGAATGAACATGGCGAAGAAGATCTGCGAGGACTGGGCGTCGATCATATTAAACGACCGCACAAGGATCCGCATATCCGATGCTGTGGGCGAGGAGTTCGTGCGCCGCGTGTTCGACGACACGGGATTTATGTGCGCTGCAAACCGACTCGTCGAGAGAGCTTTTGCAACCGGCACGGGGGCGGCTATAATGCGTCTTACCGGTGAGACGGATGACGATGACGGATTCACACCCGAGGGATGCGGGATCTCGTTCGAGTACGTGGATGCCGCGCACATTATCCCGCTCAGCACTCGTCACGGCGAGATTGTGGAGGCTGCATTCGTGTCCGAGGGCATAATTCGCGGAAGCGAGTGCGTGTACCTCGAGGTGCATACTCTCGAGGAGGACGGATACGGTGTCCGAAACGAGCTCTTTTGCCGTGAGAACGGAGGGCTCACAAAGACCGAGCAGGCGGGATGCGCCGACGTGATCCGTACGGGAAGTGCGACTCCGCTCTTCTCGATACTCACCCCGAACATTCAGAACAGCATTGATGGCACATGCGGCCTCGGTATGTCCGTGTTCGCGGATGCCATCGACTGCTTAAAGGGCGTAGATCTCGCGTTCAATAATTTCTGCCGCGACATCAAGCTCGGCGGAAAAAAAGTGTTCATCAACCAGTCGCTCATCAATCGCGACGACTGCGGAAACGTGTTCACACCGGATGACGTGGCACAGCAGCTGTTCGTGACGATCGGTGACGGGGATTTCGCTGAAAACCCGATGATCACGGAGCACAACCCCGACCTCAGATGCGTGGAAAACGCGGAGGCAGTGCAGAGTCAGCTGAGTTACCTCTCCTTCAGATGCGGACTCGGCACTCATCACTACACGTTCAGCGAAAATATGGGCCGCTCGAAGCTGACTGCTACTCAGTACATGGGTGAGAGACAGGATATGCGCCAGAGCGCGGCAAAGCATCAAAAGAATGCGCGCCGATTCCTCGCGGGCGTGATCCGTGCTATTCTCTTTGCGGCGTCGGACGTGCTCGGACTGGAGGTCGACAAAAATGCCGCGATCTCCGTCGAGTTTGACGACACGTACTTCACCGATACGGAGAGTGTGCGAGCGCGTGACCTTCGCGAGCTTGAGGCAGGAGTCCTCACCACTGAAGAATACAGAAGAAAATGGATCGACGGAGGAGAAAATGGCTGACATTTCAAAGATTTTTGAAGGCGGCGCGCTGACTTACGAGGAGTTTTCGAAGAAGGCGGGCGAGATGGGCGTGGAGCTCGGTGACGTTGCCGAGGTGCGCCGCGGATACGAGGACAGAATCACAGAGATCCGCTGCATAAATGCGCTCGATCGAGAAATGGAGCGTGCGGGGGTTATCAACTCCGCACTTGTGAAAAAGCTCATCGATCTCGACAAAATTACAGCCGACGACGAGGGCGTGCACGGGATAGATGAGCAGATCGCATCCCTCAGAGAGAGCGATCCGTACCTCTTCGTGCCCGAAAAGAAGACCACGCTCCGCGCTGTTATGACGGGAGCCCGTCACAGCGGCGAGAGTGTGGATCACGACAGAATGAGCGACGCGGACTATTACAAAAGCGTGAAGCTCATATAAATTTTCAAAACAGAAAGGAAAATTAAAATGGCAAAAATTGATATTTCAGTAAAACAGATCGCAAGAGAGGCACTTCCGAGACTTATCGACAACCTCGTGTTCCCGAACCTTATCTACAAAGAAAACATCGAGGGCGGTGCCGCAAAGCAGGGTGACACGGTTTCCGTGCGCTGCCCCATTCGCCTTGAAGCAAATGATTTCGACCAGGCAAGCGGCATCGAAGCGCAGAGCATGCAGAACGACACCATCGACGTTAAGCTCGATCACCTCGCAACGGTTGATATGCAGGTGGGTGCTATCGAGGCGGCGTGCGACTTTGACTCCATTGTGAGAATGTTCATCGAGCCCGCGGCAGCAGCTCTTGCAGAGAAGATCAACGCAGAGGGCCTCGCGCTCTACAAGGACATCCCCTACATCGCAGGTACAGCGGGCACTACACCCGACGGTCTTGAGGATCTAGCGGATGCATCCTGCGCGCTTGATATGCAGAAGGTGCCCGTTGGCGCGAGATGTGCGGTTTGGAATCCCACAGCGGCTTCCAAGCTCAAGCAGGTGCCCTCCATTGTAAACGCTGACAAGTGCGGCACAACCACCGCGCTCCGTACAGGCGCGATCGGCAAGGTGTTCGGACTTGAAAACTACATGTCCCAGGCGATCTGCAACCACAAGACCGGTTACAAGTCCTCACTCACAGTAAAAACCAACGTAGAAAACGCTACCGAGGTTGTATTCTCTGCGGACGAAAGCGGTATCGTGAAGAAGGGTGACATTCTTAAGATCGACGGAGCGACATACACCGTTACAGCGGACACAGACGTTGAGGGTGCGGAAGTCAAGCTCTCCATTTACCCCGCGCTCACAGCAAAGGCCGGAGCTGAGGCAACTGTGATCGGTGACCACACCGCAAACCTCATCTTCCATCCCGATGCGTTCGCGTTTATCACAAGACCGCTCCAGGCACCTGCGGGCGTTGAATCCTACGTTACAACCTACAACGGAATCTCTCTCCGAGTTGTTCGCGGCTACGATATGAAGTACAAGCGTGAGATTCTCTCCATGGACGTTCTCTACGCGTTTAAGACCGTATATCCCGAGCTCGCGCTCAGATACCTCGGCTGAGTAGAGGGAGGACGGCGTGACTGACAAGATCGTAAGTCAGTCGGACATCAGACAGGGGGAGGAGCTGCTCCTCTCCCTGATCTATCCGACGAGGGTTGAGGATATGACAGTCGATCAGGCGGCAGAGTTTTCGATCGCGTGTCACGAGC